CAATCGATTGAAATAGCAGAAGAAGAAGCTATAGCCTCTGTGCTTGCTCAAAACAAATTTGATCTTACTAGAAGAAGATTAAATATGGATTTAACTGTTTTAGGTATTGCGTGCGCTAAAACTGGATTTAACACAGCTGAAGGAATTACAGTCGATTACGTAGATCCAGCTTATGTGGTTTACTCTTATACTGAAGACCCTAACTTTGATGACGTATATTATGTAGGTGAAGTAAAGTCTATAACAATACCTGAACTTAAAAAAGAATTCCCAAGCATTTCAGAAAAAGAGCTTGAAAGAATTCAACAAATGCCAGGCAACAGTCAGTATATAACTGGCTGGGGCAATTACGATGAAAATACAGTTCAAGTATTATATTTTGATTACAAGACATATCACAACCAAGTATTTAAAATAAAAGAAACTCCTCAAGGATTATTAAAAGCTTTAGAAAAGCCAGATTCATTTAATCCACCAGAAAATGATAACTTTGAAAGAGTGTCAAGATCTATTGAAGTTTTATATACGGGTGCAAAAGTGCTAGGCTCAAATGAAATGGTTAAGTGGGAACTAGCAGAAAATATGTCTAGACCTACTGCCGACACTACTAAAGTAGAAATGAATTACGCTTTATGTGCACCTAGAATGTACAAAGGGCGTATTGAATCTATTGTAAGTAAATGTATTGGATTTGCCGATATGATTCAGTTAACACATTTAAAGCTACAGCAAGTATTATCTCGTATGGTGCCAGATGGTGTCTACTTAGATATGGACGGACTTGCGGAAGTTGATTTAGGAAATGGAACTAATTACAATCCAGCTGAAGCATTAAATATGTATTTTCAAACTGGTTCGATAGTTGGTAGATCACTTACTCAAGACGGTGATATGAATCCAGGCAAAGTGCCTATTCAAGAACTTAACAGCTCTTCAGGGCAAGCTAAGATAAATGCGCTTATACAAACGTACCAATATTACTTACAAATGATACGTGATGTAACCGGGCTTAACGAAGCCAGAGACGGTACAGCTATGGATAAAAATTCGCTTGTAGGGCTTCAAAAGATGGCCGCTAACGCGTCCAATGTGGCAACTAGGCATATCAATCAGTCTAGTCTTTATATCACTCTTAAACTAGCCGAAAACATTGCGCTTAAAATAGCTGATGCATTAGAATTTCCACTGACTAGAAGTGCTCTACAAAATTCTATATCTACATTTAACATTAAAACATTAGACGAGATAGTAAACTTAAATCTTCATGACTTTGGTATATTCTTAGAATTAGAACCAGACGACGAAGAGCAAGCGCAATTAGAAAACAATATACAAGTTGCATTGCAACAGGGAGGTATTGACCTTGAAGATGCTATTGATTTAAGGAATATTAAAAATCTTAAGCTAGCAAATCAAATGCTTAAAATTAAGCGTAAAGCTAAAGCCAAGCAAGATCAAGCTAATCAACAAGCTAATATAGCAGCTCAAGGACAATCTCAAGCAAGCACTGCAGAAAAAACCGCTATGGCTGAAGTACAAAAGCAAGAAGCTATAATGGGTGCGAATGTTCAGTTTGAACAATCTAAAAATCAAATGGAAATCCAACGAATGGAAATTGCGTCACAATTAGAAGCGCAAAAAATGCAAGCTAGGTTTCAATACGACATGCAGCTTAAGCAAATGGACGTTCAAATGGTTAAACAAAAAGAAGGATCCATTGAGGATCGCAAAGATAAACGTAGCAAAATGGAAGCTACACAACAAAGCGAGCTTATAAGTCAAAGGCAAAACGACAGTTTACCAATAGACTTTGAGAATCAACCCGAAGAGGGTATGCAGGCTTTCATGTAGAAAGTAACCAATTATTTAATTATATTTTATTATGTCAGAAGAAAAAACAAATGAACCTGTTAAGCAGGAAGGTGAGTTTAAAATTAAAAAGAAAACTCCAAAAAAATTAACACAAACAAGTAATGAGCCTGTTAAAGTTAATATTAAAGAACCTTTGGTTGAGTTACCGCTAAACGTTACAAAAGTATCAATCCCTAAACAAGAAGAAGATGCCATTCAAATCGGAGAAACAAAGAAAGTATCTGTGGAAGAACCATCCGGAGATAGCGCAAAGGTGGGAGAACCTGTACAAGAGTCCAAAAAGACTACTGAAGGGTTTTCTCCAATCAAAGAAGTAACAGAAACTGAAAAAGTTGAAGCTCAAGTAGAAAAAGCTATACAAGACGAAAGAATTCTTGGTAAAGCTTTGCCGGAAAACATAGAAAAGTTAGTTTCTTTTATGGAAGATACGGGAGGAACAATAGAGGACTATACTAGGCTTAATGCCGATTACTCTCAAGTTGATGATGTTACATTATTAAAAGAGTATTATAAAAAAGAGAAACCTTATTTAGAAGGTGAAGACATTGATATGTTATTAGAGGACTTTATCATTGATGAAGACGTCGACGAAGATAGAGATGCACGCAAGAAAAAAATTGCGTTTAAAGAAGAAGTTGCAAAAGCTAAAAGCTATTTGGAAGAGACAAAGAGTAAATATTACGACGAGATCAAGCTGAGACCGGGCGTTACTCAAGACCAACAAAAAGCTACAGACTTTTTTAACCGATATAACAAGCAGCAAGAAACAGCTGAGCAACAACACGCACAATTCAAAGAAAGTACTAAAGAGCATTTTAATGACAGTTTCGAAGGTTTCGATATTAAAGTCGGCGAAAAAAGCTATAAGTACAATATTCAGAATCGTGATAAAGTTGCAGAGAGCCAGTCGAATATTAACAACCTTGTCGGGAAGTTCCTAGACAAAGAAGGTAATGTTAAAGACACGAAAGGTTATCACAAAGCTATGTACGCTGCTGACAACGTAGATAAAATCGCGGCTCATTTCTATGAGCAAGGAAAAGCGGATGCCGTAAAAGAAGTTGTAAACAGTTCTAGAAACTTAAGTAGCACCAAAGCTAGGTCTACGCAAGGGGAAGTGTTTTTAAACGGATTTAAGGTTAAAGCAATTTCAGGTGCTGATTCTACAAAACTAAAAATTAAAACAAAAAAATTTAACTAAAAACAAAAAATTATGGCTTTAAGTCCTCAATTTGGTAGTTTAGTACCTTCTGGAACTCAGGAAGTATTAAATAGTAACTACCTACAATTTAATGCTGCAGGAGCAGCTGGACCTGGAAATGGTGGTGATTCGTTCGCTCAACAATATTTACCAGAGATTTATGAACAAGAAGTAGAGCGTTACGGAAACCGTACGTTATCTGGATTCTTAAGAATGGTTGGCGCTGAAATGCCAATGACAAGTGATCAAGTAATTTGGTCAGAACAAAATAGATTACATATTTCTTATCTTGATTTTGGAATTGGAGCTAATATTGGCGGTGCTAACATTATTACAGTTGCTGCTAATGTACAAAACGTAGTATCTGTTAACGATACTGTGGTACTTTTAAATCCTGTAAATGGAGCTGAAGTAAAAGCTTTAGTAACAATTGTTGGAGCATTAGGCGCTGGTGGAAACTTTACAGTAGTACCATTTGCTGCAGGCGCTGGTCTTATTGGAGCTGCTGCTTTTTCTGGAACAGCTGCAAATTTTGCTGCTGGGGCAGGACCTGTTGGAATTAAAGTATTTGTATATGGATCTGCTTATACAAAAGGAACTACTACTACCGCTGCTGGTACTGGTAATTCTGCTGTAAGAACATCAGTTGAACCTCAATTAACTCAATACTCTAACTCCCCAATTATCCTAAGAAGCCAGTACGTAGTATCTGGATCTGATATGGCTCAAATTGGATGGGTTGAAGTTGCGACTGAAGACGGAACATCTGGATATTTATGGTATTTAAAAGCTGAATCTGAAACAAGATTACGTTTTGAAGATTATTTAGAAATGAGTATGGTAGAAGCTGAGTATAATCAGATAGCTGCTGGCGCAAATATAAGCACTACTTTGCCAGGATCTGAAGGATTATTTGCTGCTATTCAATCTCGTGGAAACGTAGAAGTAGGATTTACTGCTGCTGCTGGGCTTGATGAATTTGACGCTATCCTTAAGAATTTAGATACACAAGGAGCAATTGAAGAAAACATGTTATTCTTACAGAGACAAACATCTCTTGATTTTGACGATATGTTGGCTTCTATCTCTGGCGGTTTCGCTGGTGGTACTGCTTTCGGTTTATTCGAAAATTCTGAAGAAATGGCTCTTAACTTAGGATTTAGTGGATTCCGTAGAGGATCTTACGATTTCTATAAGACTGACTGGAAATATTTAAATGATGCTTCTACTCGTGGAGGCGTTAATGGTATTAGTTCTATCGAAGGTGTATTAGTACCAGCTGGAACTTCTACAGTTTACGATCAAGTTTTAGGAACTAACATCAGAAGACCTTTCTTACACGTAAGATATAGAGCGTCTCAATCTGATGATAGAAGAATGAAATCTTGGTTAACTGGTTCTGCTGGTGGTGCATTTACTTCAACTCTTGATGCTATGGAGGTTAACTTCCTATCTGAAAGATGTTTAGTAACTCAAGCTGCTAACAACTTTGTATTATTCAAAGGAATCTAAGGATTCAATATTAATGTAATTGTTACCCTCGTT